GAGGGCTGGGTGAAGATTGAAGAAGTGCGTGAGCATTTTGAGACAGTCGGGTGCGGCACGATCTACAAGACTGCTGGCGAAGGCCGTGTACCTGTTTACACCACCACACAGCCAGCGCAGGAGCCAATTCCATATTCGGGGGCCGACGAATCACCTCCAGTATTTGGTCGCCGGTGGAAATTAGCGACAGATGGTTTTGGATTGCAGCGCGACGATGTAGACGGCAATTATGTGCATATTGATGATGCCATTTCGGTTTTGCATCAATCAGCAGCACAGCCAGCGCAGGAGCCTGTGGCTTGGCGCACGTTTGATGGAGAGGGTGGGTACGAATATCGCAGTTATGAGGACAACGAAAGTTATTTGGAAGATTGGAATAAAAGAAATCCAAAGCACATCAGTTGGGTTGAACCCCTCTACGCCGCCCCACCCCAGCCAGCGCAGGAGCCAGAGCCTGACGAACTTGCCATCGCCTACATGAGCGGGTTGCACGACGGCAAGAAACAGCGCCCGTGGGTAGATGAAGCTGCCATCCGTGCTGATGAGCGTGAGCGTATCAAGGCTGCAAACGCTCCAGAGATTGAACGTATCAACGCCTACATTAAAAGCCTAGAAGACGCTGTTCAAGATGAGCGTGAGGCTCGTGCGAAGTTGGCCGATGCGGTTAGTGTGTACAACCGCTTTTACAGTAATCCGAGCAAGAGGTGATAAATGACCAAACCTTCATGGTCCACAAAGATGCGCAAACTGCTGCGTGAAGAGCCGGACGGCATGACACTGAAGGAGCTTTGCGAGATGCTACAAGCACCCTACGACTCGCTTTACGATGCGATTTACAAGATGCCTGATGCCTACATTGACCGGTGGACCGAAGCCAACCAGTACGTAAACAGCGAATCCATTTGGTGTGTAGTAATACCGCCAGACCATTGCCCCAAACCCAACTCAAAGGAAATAGAATGACCTATGCATTACTTGATGAACAACAACGCATCCGACTGCGCGACCTTAGTAAGGTTCGTAAGGACAAAATGTATACAGCAACACCCAATGTTGCACTGGAAAATTACATCCAAGAGCTGCATAATATGCACCCCGAATGCTTCAACGCTACCGCTTCAGAATTGAGGGATCGAGTGTTTTTTGATGAACCATCCCTACCTATTCTTTATGAGCGGCACGTTCGACCCATCACCCAATCCCCTTACCGCAACCCTCGTGCATGAACAACATCCCCAACTTTGCCGCCTGGAGCCACAGCAACCTGTTTAAGTTCGCAGAACAATCTTACGTTCGGATGCAAGAGCAGCATGAGGCCATCAAGCAATTGCAAGGCGACCTCAAAGATGCAATGGTCCAAGTAAGAAAATTATTGAAGGAAAAAAATGACTGAAAAAATCTCCTTGGAGAAAATCCGCCTTGATGGTGGAACGCAGCCCCGCAAAGAGCTGGATGACAACCTTGTCCAGCACTACAAAGATCAGTTATTGGACGGGAAGCAATTCCCAGCAGTCGATTTGTATTTTGACGGTAAGCATTACTGGCTCTCTGACGGCTTCCATCGTGTCCACGCTCACACAAAGGCCGGTTACAAAGACATCTTGTCGGACGTTAAAAAAGGAACCAAGCGTGACGCATTCATTGCATCACTCAAGGCCAACTCTACCCACGGAAAGCCGCGCAGCCCAGAAGAGGGGCGCTACGTTGTTCAGATGGCTATCGAAGACATTGAGCTTGGAGAATTGTCTGACAGGCAGATTGCTGAAGTTTGCGATGTAAGTGCCATGACTGTTGGGCGTGTACGTAAAGCTCTTGGCCTGGAGAAAACCTCCACCATCGGCAAAGATGGCAAGCGCCGCGATACCGCAAGTATTGGACGCAAGCCGGTCGCCCAGCCAGTAGAGCCTGACTATGAAGAACCAAGCGAGGAAGAAAAAATCAATGAGCTGGCTACAGAATTTGGTGTGATCTCGGAAGAGAATACTCGGCTCAAAGATATGCTTGCAGTTCAGTCGATGCCTGTTTCCGAAGAGGCAAAGCAGGAGGTGCAAGACACGATCACGATGTTGCGTGAGCAGGTTAAAGACCTTGAGGCACAGCTCCATTCAATGACCCAAAGTCGGAATGAGTTCATGTCCAAGAACGCCGAAATGCTGAAGCAGATCAACTACTGGAAGAAACGCGCAGAGAAGTAAATACCGAAGCTGGGCGGTTTCCCAGTAGGAGAGAACATGATTAATTTAAGACCGCATCAAGCGGATGTTGTGGCTAAGCTCGACCAAGGATTTGCCCAGCACCGCTGCCAATTGTTGTACGCGCCTACAGGATTTGGCAAAACAGAAGTAGCCATGCACGTTATGGCCGAACACGCCAAGCGGGGCATCAAGGTGGCAATGGTGTTGGACCGGATTGTGTTGGTTAACCAGACCAGCACACGCCTTTCCAAGTACAACATCCCTCATGGCGTCATGCAATCGGGGCACTGGAGACACCGCCCCTACGAGAAGATCCAAGTCTGCAGCGCACAGACCCTGGAGCGCCGGGCTGACTTCCCGGACGTTGGCCTCCTGATCATTGATGAGTGCTTTCCAGGGAATACTTTAATAAAGACGGCTTCCGGTTTGAAGCGGATAGACACAATCAAAGATGGCGAAGTCATATACAATGCTACTGGTGTTGGGGTAGTCCGCTCAGTATTCTCAAAGGCGGTATCCAGCACAGTCATATTAAGGCTATCCGATGGAACCAAACTTGAATGCACACCAGACCATCCAATCTTCACCGAGCTGGGATGGCGACCCGCAGGCTCCTTGGAGAGGGGTTCGCAGTTATTTTGCAATAAAAGCGTGCGAGCTTTGTGGCAAGGAGATCCGTCCATCAATCATCAACTCCAGGCGGGAGGGCTTCGTTCCGGAGGCCGAAACTCTTTTCAACAAGCGTCGTTTTTGCGGGATATCTTGCGCCAAGAAGTCGAGCAATCCAATGCACAATGCGGAGACTCGAAAGAAGGTGTCAGACACCATCAAGCGCATCGGCCACAAACCCAAGACGAGGGGTGGCAATGGGACGGGCTTAACTGCAACCGAGAAAATGTTGTTGGGGAAACTGCCAAAAGATTGGATAGCGGGTTATGTTCTAAAGACTTTGAAGAGGCCCAGTCAGGGATATCCTCATCATTACAAATTGGACTTGGCGTTACCGAGTCAGAAGATTTGCTTAGAGCTAGATGGGGGCAGTCACGGCCCATTAAAAAGGCAAATGCAGGACAAGAAGAAAGATTCTTTGCTCCGTTTGTATGGGTGGAAAGTGTGCAGATTGTCGAACACAAATGCGGCAGAAATGTTTTTAACCTTAGAGTCAGTGGACACCCATCTTATTTTGCAAATGGCTTTTTAGTTCACAACTGCCATGTTCAGCGCCGCCAAGTCATTCAGTACATTGAGGACAACCCCGAGATAAAAGTCCTTGGCTTGACTGCCACCCCCTTCACAAAAGGCTTGGGAGACACCTACACCAATGTGGTCGGGGCAAAGCCTACGGGCGAGTTGATTGAAGACAAGTGGCTGGTTCCTCTCAAGATTTTCATAGCCAAAGAGATTGACATGACGGGCGTGGATAAGATTGCTGGCGAGTGGTCTCAGCGCGACACAACAGAGCGCGGCATGAAGATTACCGGCGATATAGTTGACGAGTGGATCAACAAGACTAACCAATTGTTTGGTGGACCGCGCAAGACCGTAGTGTTCGCCTCCGGTGTTGAGCATGGGCGTGATCTTGTGCGCCAGTTCGCAGAGCGTGGTTACAACTTTGTGTCTATCAGCTACAAGGAAGAAGATGAGTTCAAGCGGGAAACCATTGAAGACTTTAGCCGCCCTGACACTAAGATCACCGGCTTGATTGCAACCGATATCCTCACGCGCGGGTTCGATGTGCCTGATGTAATGATCGGCGTATCGGCTCGACCCTTCTCCAAGTCCTTCTCCAGCCACGTGCAGCAGATGGGGCGCATTATGCGTCCATGTGAGGGCAAGACCCACGGCGTCTGGCTTGATCACAGTGGCAACTATCTGCGCTTCCGCAAAGATTGGGATGACTTGTTTACTGATGGTGTTACAGACCTTGAAGATGGCGGGGAGGCTACAAAGAAAGAGCCAACTGAAAAGGCAAAGAAAGAAGCGAAGTGCGGCGGCTGCGGTGCGTTGTGGATTTGGCCTGACCGAGTGTGCGGTGAGTGCGGCTGGACACGACCCATGAAGGAGGTGCTAAACGTACCAGGGAAGATGATCGAGCTGGAGATGGGCAAAAGCACCACAGGAGAGAACCAAGCTTTTTACTCTGAGTTGCTGTACTACAGTCGAATGCGCGGCTACAAGGATGGCTGGGCGGCGCACAAGTACAAGGAAAAGTATGGCGCATTCCCCCGAGGTCTTAGGGCAGATACAAAGGCACCAAGCGTTAAAACCCTCGGCTGGATCAAAAGTAAATTTATCGCATACGCAAAGGCAGGAGCATGAGATTTGAAGAGTTTGCACAAGCAAATGGCCTCCTGATAGACCATGTAGTCGAAGGCCAGTGGATGAGAGTGCCCACAGTAGATCACCCGCGAAAAAAGAATGGGGCGTACATCTTTGACGGCAGAAATGGCCTCGTGCAGAACCATGCAGTCCATGAGTCCCCAATCCGATATCTGTCGGATGAGCCTTATGTTCCCGACCCTCACGCAGCAGCCAAAAGGGAAAGGCGTATTGCTGAGCAGGCGAAGAAGCAGGCGGAAGCAGCCAAAAAAGCGGCATTCATCTTTAACAGTGTTACAGTTGAACCGCACCCGTACCTTGTCCGCAAAGGGTTTCCAGAACCTTCCAAAGTGTGGAATGGCCTCCTGACAGTCCCTATGCGCGTAGATGGAAAGCTAGTTGGCCTCCAGCTAATCCAAGCGGACGGAACCAAACGGTTTTTGTCGGGGCAGCGTACCAAGGGTGCAAGCCTGACAATTGATAACCACGGTCCGAATGTGCTGGTGGAGGGTCTTGCGACAGGCTTATCAGTGCGCCGTGCCTTGAAGCACCTGCGGCAGCGCTACACAATTCACGTTTGCTTTTCGGCTGGCAATATGCTGGAGATCGCGCAGTCGGTGAAAGAACCGCTGGTGATTGCCGACAATGACCCGATGGGGGTAAGTATTGCTGAAAAAATAGCCTCACGCTACTGGTTAGGTGAGGCTGGAGAAGACTTCAACGATTTTGAGCAGAGGGTCGGCGTCCAGGCGGCTTCCGAGTCCCCCCGCCCATTCTTCTAATATTCACCGCGCCCCTTGCAGGTGGGGCAGGTCGTGCCTTCGTGCATCCCCTCCCCGCTTCCGTTGCAGGTTTGGCAGATTTTGGGCTCACAACTGTTCGGCAAGAACGCCTCAAGATCATCGCGTGGGATCGACAGCAGCAACTCCACAATAGCGGTAACGTCCCCCGTGTCGCTCAAATCGCGCTTTATCTGCTCAATCACTTCGTCTACCAAATCGTGCAGGTCTTTCATTTTTTCACTCCTCGTAAGGTTTATGGGCATCTTGTTTTCCCTGCTCGTAGCCGTTGTTAAATTCTTCCTGCGCCTCAGCGCCAAGCCTCAGGTCAATTGGCTGGCCTCCTCGGTGTCCAGTGCGGTAGCCGTAGCCGTAGATCTCGGCTGCTTCGGTTGGTGATAGTCGGTTCATTTCAGTTCTCCTATCATGTAAGGGATTTGTCCGTCCTCGTGCGGCAGCAGCAGGAAGGGAAGATCAAAATCGGTCATTTCTTCCATAAACTTCCGAGCGGCTGCGCGTGATGTAAATGCGCGGACAAATCGTCCAGCCAAATAAACCTTGTAGATCCAGCGTTTCATTACGCGCTCCTTTGCAAAACAATGCGATAGTTCCTGCGGTCGTCAGGCATATGCCTCAGCAGATCATCCAGCGCGTCCTGCTTGGTGGGGAACGACAGAATCTTGCCGTCCTCCGTCCAAGTGTTGATCCACTCTCCGTCATAGTACAGCGTCTCAACCTCAAACATTTTCAATCTCCTTTAGTTGGTCAAGGGGTGCAAGCATCTCGTCAAACTGCGCCAGCACACTCTCACGGGTTCCCTTGAGGCCGAATTCCTTCTTGATGATGGCGTAGAAGCTTCGTCCGCTCCGGCGTAGTCCCTTGACCTCCAGTCGCAGGCCAGCGCGAAGGGTAAGCATCCGGTATTGCATGATTTGATTTGGTTCAGTTAGTGTCATTGCCTTCTCCTTTGATAAAAATAACTTCATCAGCGATTTCCGCGCGGTTGATTTCGGGGCCGCCTGCGGATTGTTGGAATTGCGTGGTAACTGTGTAATCAAGGTCGTTGGCCTCAAAAATTGCCTCGCTTGCGTCCTCTGCCGTCACCAGCAGTGTTACTACAAAATAATGTCGCACTTCATAGGTTTTCATTGAATTCTCGCAATTGGAATGACGCGGCTCGCGCGTTGGTTAACGATCTTGGTCTTGTTGCCGTGTGCTAAAAACCCAACAATTGATTTGCGG